ACTTCTGCTCACGTGGCGGCGGCGGACATTGCCGGGACGCGTGGTCAGCTTTACAAAGTCACTTGTGACATCGCGCTGACGGCGGGTTCGCTCGTGGTCAAAGCGGGTGCGCTCGTTCTCGGGACGATTACCACCGCAAACGACGGGACCGGTCTGACGTTCTACTTCACCAACAACGGAACCGTTTTCAAGCCTACGTTCTCGGCTGACGCGGAGTGTGCTGGTACGGTGGACAACGTGGTTATCAAGGCGGTTACTGCCGCCGCCGCGAATGTCAGCGTGAAGCTGTTTGCCGCGCAGGTGGCAGGTTCGCAGAACATCGAAGGTGCGCTGGCTTCCGTTCCGGCCAACTTCGACTGCTCGGCGGCTGACCTCACCTACAAAATCATCCCGCTGTTCTAAGGGAAGGGGGTTCTCCTATGGCTATGAATCCCTTTTTCCGGCGTGTGATGCGCGTCAACAAGCTCGGCTACAAAGGTCTGATTGGTATTGAGGTTAACAAAGGAACCGTCACTATCAACGCGTCTGACGGGACTGCGGCCCTCACCGATTCCGGTCAGGACTTTACGGCCTATGCGATTCCTTCCGGCGCAACCGGCAAGGGCGCGCGTCGCTTCAAGGTCTACATCTATGAAGGGACTGATGTTATCTCAGCCTATCTGGATGTTCTCAATGGTGGCGTTACGTCCATCAAACTGTTCAATGCACAGGCGGGTGGCTCTCAGAACGTCGAGGGCGGCAACGCAAGTATCCCCGCAGGGTTCGATACTGGCGGAACTCTGACGTACAAAATCATCCCCCTGTTCTAACGACTCCTTTTCCATCTCCTTTCCTTTCTGTGAGAGGGGCAGGTGAACCGCAACACTTGCCCCTCATCTTACTACTCCATTCGGAGAACTCTATGTCTAAAAACCCCCTGTATCGCTACACGCTGAAGTGTAACTCCATCGGATACAACGAACTGCTTGGCGATGGATTTAACTTAGGAACTGTTGCGCTGTCTGTCGCTGATGGGTACGCCATGCTGTACGATTCGGGACAGGACTTCTCAAAGTTCTCCCTTCCGTCCGGTGTGACAAACAAAGGTTCCCGTCGCTATCAGGTCTATGCGTTTGAAGGTTCCGATGTCATCACCGGGTTTCTCGACCTGTGCAGTTCTGGTGAGTCTTTAGGGTCTGAACTCCGTGGGAACGCCTCTGTCTACCCTGAGTTTTATGCGTATTGGGTAGAAGCAGGGGGACAACTAACGCTTAGAGGTTGGTCCGGCGGTCACGGCGTATTTACCATGAGTTGTACGACAGGCAAACTTTACAAGTTAACCTTCAAGGCCGCACAGCAATGGGGTCAGGGTCGCTACTATGATGACTTGACGATAACTTTCGGAAGTAGGTCATGGACGGTTGCGCCATATCACGCGGGACAAAGCATCGACTATGAAACAGAATACAATGCGTACACCTACTATTTAACCGCGCCAAGTTCCTCACCGACGCTCGACTTCTATAAACCGAGTGGGTGGCAAAGCCATATGCACGCGATTTGGGACATCAGCTTCAAGGAAGTTGTCGCCGCCCCAATCACACGCGGCATTAAGGTCTATGACGCACAAAGCGGTGGTTCGCAGAATTGGTGCGCTGGTCTAGCGAGTTTTGCGAGTGGGTTCAACTATCAGTCCACCGCGCTCACTTACAAAATCATCCCCCTGTTCTAAGGAGAAAATCAATGTGTATTGGTAGCCCGAAGTCCGTTACTCCCCTGCCCCCGCCCCCCGTTCCGCCCCCGCCACCGGCTGAGGAAACCCCGAAGGTCATGCAACCGGCGGTTGAGAAGAGGGCGGACAAGAAGAAACAGATGCAGGGCCGAAGTGCTCTGAAGGTGGACCTTCAGCCCGGCGGAGATGCGTCCGGCAGGTCCGGCCTCATGATTCCTACATAACACTCAAAAGGCGATAAATGGATAACTCCCGAACCAACGGCCCTATCAAGGCTCGGTATGAGAAGCAAGCACTTACCAGAAAGCCCTTCCTTGACAGGGCGCGTGAGTGTTCGAAGTACACCATTCCGACTCTCATCCCGCCTGAGGGGGCAAATGAACATACGAAGTTCAAAACTCCGTATCAGGGCGTCGGCGCGCGCGGCGTAAACAACATTGCCGCGAAGCTCCTGCTTGCCTTGTTCCCCCCTAACAGTCCGTTCTTCAAACTCTACATCCCCGATGACAAGGTCAAGGCTGAGATTGAACAAGACCCGCAGACGAAGGACCAGATTGAGCTTGCCCTTTCCAAGATTGAGCAGAAGGGCGCAAAGCACATCGAATCGTCCAACGCCCGGTCAAGCCTGTTCGAAGCCCTGCGTCATCTGGTGGTCGGCGGGAACATCCTGCTGTACTGCCCGAAGGACAAGAAGCTATCGCTTCAAGTCTACAAACTGGAAAACTATGTGGTCAAGCGAGACCCCGCAGGGAACACCGTGTCCCTCATCACGAAGGAAACGACGGTGTGGGAACTTCTCCCTGATAAGGTGAAGGAAATTGTCCCGCGTCCGCCTGAGGAAAACGCTGACCCGAACAAGAAGTACGAAAAGAAAATTGACATCTATACGGAAATCGCTTTGGTCGATGACCGTTGGATTGTCAAGCAGGAAATCGAAGGAAAGAATCCCCCTGATTCCTTCGGTCACTATCCGAAAGAGAAGTGTCCGTGGATTCCTCTCCGCTTTGTCAAGGTGGATGGTGAGGACTACGGGCGAGGGTACGTTGAGGAATATCTTGGCGACCTCATCTCTCTTGAGGAACTGATGCGTTCCATCGTGCAAGGCTCGGTTGCCGCCGCGAAGATTCTCTTTATGGTGCGCCCGAACTCTGTGACGAAGAAGAAGACCCTTGAGAACGCAGAGAACGGGGACATTGTCGAAGGCTCGGCTGATGACGTGTCCACGTTACAGGCAAACAAGTTCAACGACTTCAGAGTCGCAAGCGAAACGGCTCAGAAGATTACGGAACGGCTGGCTCATGCGTTCCTGATGAACACCGCGATTCAGCGTCAGGCCGAGCGCGTGACGGCAGAGGAAATCAGGTACATGGCGCAGGAGCTTGAGGATGCCATCGGCGGCATCTATTCGCTTCTCGCGCAGGAACTTCAGCTTCCCTTTATCCGTCTTGTGCTGGACCGCCTGTCGCAACAGGGCGTCCTGCCTACCCTTCCCGCGAACCTCGTTGACATCACCATCGTCACCGGACTTGAAGCCCTCGGGCGTGGTCAGGAGATGGCGAAGCTCGACACGTTCTTGAAGCATCTCTCTCCGCTCGGACCGGAAGTCATCGCTCAGTACGTCAACCTCGACAACTACATGACCCGGCTGGCGACCTACCTCGGGATGGACCTCACAGGACTCATCAAGACCAAAGAGGAAATCCAAGAGGAACAGGCGCGTCAGCAGGAAGCGATGCAGAAGGCTGAGATGCAGAAGGCCATGCTCAACAAGGGCGCGGATTACATCAAGGCAGGGACTCAGGCGGTACAGGCTTACAACGAAAGCCAGCAGTCCCCACCCGCGTAGTAACACCCAATAAACTACATTCATAAAGAGGTTTGTATGCCCAATTCGGTAGTCATTACCGGCGACAAAGCACCGGACCCTGCACTCAATCAGCAGGATAATCCTAACAACCAGCAGAACAACACCCCCGACCCCAACCGTCCCGCGTGGTTGCCTGACAAGTTCAAGACCCCCGAAGACCTCGCTAAGTCCTACTCCGAACTGGAAAAGGAGTTCACGAAGGTCAAGCAGAGTCAGCAGAAGCCCCCGGCGGCGGACCCGCAGTCTCAACTGAAGATTGACGAGTCTGGTAAAGTGATGGTCGGCAACCTCGACGTGACGAAGTTCAACCAAGAGTTCGCTCAGACGGGCGCACTCAGCGAAGCGTCGTACAAGGAACTGGAAGGCATGGGTCTTCCGAAGTCGATGGTTGACGCATACATTGAGGGCCAGAAAGCTCTCGCTACCAGTTTCGTCGCGGACGTTCAGTCGAGCGTCGGCGGGGCGGAAGCCTACACGCAGATTCTAACGTGGGCAAAGACGAACCTCTCCAAAGAGGAAATTACGGCGTTTAACAACGTCTGTGAGAACGGCAACATCCCGCAGGTGAAACTTGCGGTTGCCGGAATCAAAGCGAAGTACGAAGCCGCCAATGGCAAAGACCCGAACCTCACTCGGGGCGATAAGGGCGGCTCCCCTGCTGTCGGCGGATTCCGGTCCTATGCTGAGGTCACTCAGGCAATGAGCGACCCGCGCTATCAGACGGACCCCGCGTACCGTCAGGATGTCATGGACAAGCTCCGTACATCCAAACTCTTTTAGGACGTTCTCTTAGAGCGTTCTTCACCTAACTGAGTCAAGGTTCAACCAGACTCTTTGCCCTGTCTGCGGACGGGAAAACTCAGAGAAAGAAAACCAGAGACTCGGGCAGGACCATTACATCTCCATACTCTCAAATCCTAACAGGAGATAACAAAAAATGTCACTTCCCGATTACACCGTTTCAAGGCTTGGTCTCAAGGCCGGCAATACTGATGCCGTAGAGCTTTTCCTTAAAGTCTACGCTGGCGAAGTCCTGACTGCCTACGAGAAGAAGACCATCGTGAAGGGTCGGCATCTGGAGCGGACGATTGCTTCCGGCAAGGCGGCTCAGTTCCCCCTGACGTGGAAAGCGGTCGCTTCTCTGCACACCCCCGGTGCGATGATTGACGGTCAGTCCATCAAGCACTCGGAGAAGGTTATCGACATCGACGGCCTTCTGATTGCCCCCGTGTTCATCGCTTCCATCGACGAGGCTATGAACCACTACGAAGTCCGCTCCATCTACACCAACGAGCAGGGTATCGCCCTCGCGGACCAGTATGACCGCGAAGTTCTGCAATGCATCATCCTCGCGTCCCGCGGCTCCGAGACCTTCTCGGGTTCCGGTGTTGGCGGGGCTATCACGGACGCAGACCTCGCCAAGGATGCCGACATCCTCGCCGGTGCGCTCATGTCCGCCGGTCAGAAGATGGACGAACTGAATGTCCCCGATGCGCCGCGCTTTGCGGCCTTCAAACCCGCTCTGTACTGGCTTCTGCTTCAGAGCGACCTCGTCATCAACCGCGACTACTCGCAGGGCGGCAACGTCCAGAAGGGTAAGGTGTGGGAACTGGCGGGTATCGAGATTCTGAAGTCGAACAACGTCCCGAGCACCAACATCAACTCGGGC